CGCGCATTATCTTAGCTTCTTAACCGCGCGTCAAGAAAAATTTTCAATAAAATGAGGTGAAGTGAGCCTATAAGCCGGGTTCTGTCGAGGATGGTCATTCCTCTAGGCGTACAATCACTCATACGCTCAAGCGACCTACCCGAATCCAGTACGGGCCGCACCTAGGATTCCTATTTGGTCTTGCTTCTGGTGGGGTTTGCCATGCCGTGAACTGTTACCAGACACGCGGTGCGCTCTTACCGCACCCTTTCACCCTTACCTCACGAATGAGGCGGTCTACTCTCTGCTGCACTTTCCGTCGGCTTTCACCGCCCAGGCGTTACCTGGCACCCTGCCCTATGAAGCCCGGACTTTCCTCTCCTGCTTCAGTCACGGAGACCTCCACAGCAGCGACCATCCGGCTCACTTCGAGGGCGCATATTAACAAATTTATTGACTAATTGCTTGTGCTTTTTTGAGCAATTAGTCTTTTATATTTGTCGAGTAACTGTTCTTCCGTTTCCTCATGCTGCGGATCTTTTGGAATACAGTCTACTGGACAAAATAATTGGCACTGTGGCTGGTCATGGTGACCAACGCACTCTGTACATAAATCCGGATTGATTTCATAAATCACTTCGCCCATAAAGATCGCTTCATTGGGACAAACTGGTTCACAAACATCGCAGTTTATGCATTCATCAGTGATATATAACGACACGTTACCAACCTTGTTGATGTTTACGTTCAAAGGCTTCAACCACAGCTTGCGGAACAAACTTGGTTACATCTCCTTTTAAACGAGCAATTTCTCGAATTAATGTCGAAGAAATAAAAGAATACTGTTCAGAAGGTGTTAAAAACACCGCCTCGAAATGTGGATCAAGCTGACGGTTCATATTGGCCAGTTGAAATTCATATTCAAAGTCAGAAACTGCTCTTAAACCACGAAGTACTGCTGTGGCCTTTTGTTCTTTAAAAAAGTTAACCAACAAACCATCAAAACCTACAAACTCAACATTTGATAGATGGCCTAATGATGATTGCGCCAGTGCGACTCTTTCTTCTAAGCTGAACAAAGGGTTTTTATGATGTCCAATTGCAATCGCTACTACAACTTCATCAAACATTCTTGATGCTCTAGTAACTAAATCAACGTGCCCATTCGTGATAGGGTCAAATGTTCCAGGATAAATTACACGCGTTTTAGACATCCGCTAGTACTCTAATTGTATTGTGCGCCTATTTTAGCAAAAGTTATACATGAGACGAAATATTGATATGTGGGAAAAAACTTCACCTTGGCATCAGTTTACGGCACAATAGGGACAATTGTGGAAGTTTGAATTATGGCGAAAGCAACAGTAGTAAAGAATAATAAGTGTGGATGTTTATTTTAATTCTCTATAGTTCCTTTTTTAAAGCTAAGTTTTTGAATTATAAAAGTTACTGTTCTTATTAGTTCCTTATAGTTTGTTTACATCCTACCAAAAAAACGGGTAATAATGCGGGTAACGAACTAATTACTCTTACCTCATGGCCTCTGTAAAACTTTCCGACCTAAAGATTAAAGCACTGAAACCTAAAGAAAAAGTCTACAGAATATTGGATGCAGATAGACTTTACATAGAAGTCCGTCCTTCAGGAGCTAAAGTTTGGCGGTTTAAGTTTGTTTTTAATGGTAAAGAATCTTCTATGAGTCTTGGCGAATACCCGGCTATTACTTTGGCAGATGCTCGAATCTTAAAAGATGAAATGCGAGCAAAATTAGCCAAAGGCATTCATCCAGTAGAAGATAGACAGAATAATAAGGCCAAGGCATTAGAAGAAGGGAAAAATACATTCAATGCTATTGCAGCCGAATTTAAAGAAAAACGTATGGCGTTGAAGTCTGAAATTTATCAAGAGAAGTTCGATACTGCTTTAGAAAAAGATATATGCCCAGTTATTGGCAAAAAAAATATTAAAGATGTGACTGCGGCTGACGTATTGAAGATTTTAAATAATACGATTAATCGTGTGACTAAAGAAACGAATGGAAAAATGACGGGTGAATCTGCCGCTTTACAAAATCGAAGATTTATTGGTGCTGTAACCCGTTATGCAATTGCTACATTGCGACTAGAGAATGACCCGACTTATGCTGTACGTGATGTTATCAAGCGCCCTCGTGTAAAACATGCAAGAGCCTTAACTAAAGAAGAAAGAAAAAAGGCAAGAACTCAATTGCCTAAATACAATGGAACAGAGACTGTTAAGAATGCTGGCTTCATTCTCTTATATACAATGCTTCGTGCAATTGAAATTAGAAAAATGCAATGGAAATGGGTCGAGTTTGATACAAGACTTATTAGATTTCCAGAAGAGGCAATGAAAAAATCCAGAATCCATATTCTCCCTATATCTGACCAAGTTTATGAAGTTCTTAAGCGTCAATATACAATCTCTGGTGATAGCGAATTAGTTTTCCCTGCTATTTTCAGTAAGAAAAATGATGGCATGTTAGCTAAAGAAACGCTGAACAGTATGCTTGAATATATTGGCTTAAAAGGCGTGACCACTCATGATTTTAGGGCTACAGCTTCTACCCTACTATATGAAAAGGGCTATGAGGAAGCTTGGGTAGAAAAACAGCTTGCTCATGCTGAATCTAATAAGACCAAAGCATCGTACGACCATTCGCAGCACTTAGAGGCTAGACGGAAAATGATGCAAGACTGGGCTGATATTGTAGATAGTTGGAAAGACTAAAAGTTTTGCTTCTTATCAAAGGTCCATCTTTTGCCATTGTAAGTCACAGTGCCATCTAAATTAATCGGCAACTCTTTTAATGAGTAGTCATAGATTTTTAGAACATTCCCGTTCTTATCGAGATCAGCGGGTAGATTGCAAGTATTTTCCATTCTGCCCGCCTCCGAAACCATGATCATGACTTGCGACATCACAAGGCCCTTACACAAATAGAGACGTTCACATTACTATTAATAGTGTGGGCTGTGCAACTTGTAAGCATTAGCAAGCTTAATATCATAATTATTCTTAGCATAAGCTGGGCCATTGTAACCTCGTGCAAAAGCTTTCCAGTCTTTATTTTTTAATGCATTACATAAAGTTTTTAGAGAAAAGAGAAGTTAAAGGATGTGGAGATTGTGAGGGAGTGAGTTAATACCGTTTGTCGGCAAAATCTATTAGTGAAGTTGACAGCATAGGTAACGTTCGTTACTATACTATTCACAGACACTCTATATTGAGAAAAAAATGAAAAACTTAATGACTAATTTAAAAACTCTTGGATTTACAGGCCGTAATGGATTAAATGGCTTATCTTTGAATGACATAGAAGTAAGTTTACATTGGTCTGGCGAAAAAGCTGTTGTTGCTGTCGATGGAAAACAAGCTTTTGTATCAGAAAGCGAAGCTGAAATCATTGAATTTGTTAAGGCTGAGCTTGCAAAAAAAGAGTTATCAAAAACAAATGATCAGTATGATGCTGAAGTGATGGCAAGTGAAGTAGCGAAAGATTCTGAAATGAAGTACTACAATGATGAAGATTCGCATGGCAAAGCAGAACTTATTAAAAGTGCAATGTCGTTTTTAAAATTTGAATTACCAAAAACTATTAAATTTACAGACTTTCAAAGACTGGTTGAATCAAACTTAAACCAAGGAAAAACTCAATGATTACTCTATTTTTTAAAGTAAAAGATGAACAACATAGCAAAGATATTCAGAACGCAATTTTTGAGTTGAATGGCGGTTGGGAAGTTAAAGGTGAATCGCGCGTATCTCAAGAATACCAGAATATAGACAAGCCAATCTTACATATCACAGGCGCAACAAAGTTAGATCAGTTCGGGAATATTACAGACAATAAATTCATCTCTTTAATGTACGAGAATTCAAATAAAGATGGGTTCAATATTGCTGATCATGTTCCTGCACATGTTGCAAGAATGATTCCTGGTGATTTAAGTGTTAGAACAGAAGTAACTTTAGAGAATTTTAAATCTCACTTAAAAAAGATTGGCTGCGAGGATTGTTTATGAGTGATAGTGTGCCTTCAAAGCAAGGTAAATATGCTGCTAAAAGAAAGACAAAGTCTATCAAGTTTGACATGTATCTCGATGATCCTGTTGAAAAACACATGTTTGAAACTTGGCAAAAAGAGCCATATAAGAAGCAGCTTTTTATAAAACTTTATGCTGAACATCTAGCAAAAAAAGATAACACTTGAAAATTAAGTGTTATCTCACACACTGCAAGCAAACACTGATATTAACGTTGGTTTTAATTGATTGAGCTGTGCACCCTGATAATAGAATGCACAGCAATGTAATTGTGAAAGCTATCTTTGAGCGTCTGCAATAAAAGACTTTCATATAACAACCCGATTGGCGATCCAGCCATAGAAAAACTGCTCTTGGCTTTTATTTCGCTCACAAATCTCGATATAGCGCTGACCTTGCATAATGTTGAGAACTCGAACCAGGACTTTCTCACCCTCTTTGCCACGTTTAGCCAGATATGTTTTAAGAGCACCTAAGGTATTAGAGCCATACACGCCATCCACTTTCAAATCTGCATATCCTGCTTTGCCCTGATTATTCAGTAGGTTCAAAGCACGCTGTAAAAGTGGTTTTGCAAAGTTGATACCACAGTTCACCCCAGTATCTAAAAGTTCTTCCGCTACTGCTGAGCTAATAGTATTTACTTGATCGAATCGCGGAGCAGTCCAGTACTGTTTCTTATAAATTGCTTTGGCCACTTCAAGAGGCAAATCTTTCATATTGCCTTTATAGCCGTTTTCACGTGCTACAGCTTCAGTAATACCGAACTTTGTTGCACCTCCTCGATCTGCAGGATTATTTACATACCCACCTTCACGCTTAATCAATTCTTCAAGATATTGTTCAATGTTCATCTCAGTTTCCTTTAGATACAAAAAACCGCCTTTCGGCGGCATTAGCTGTTTTCAATGTCTTTTCTGGCTTTCTTAAACTCTTTGATCACTTCAACGATCGTTTTACCTTCCTGCTTATCTATGAAGTTAAAAATCCAACGGACCAAAGCCCAACCGGGTAATCCACATACAAAGAAGAATCCACCAAGTGCAATCATCCCCCATACATCAGTAACCCATTCATGAAGCCCCCACTTCACAATAATGAATGAGCCACCAGCCAAACTTGATACAACTGTGCAGATCAAGCCTACGCCCCACTCTTGTGGTGAGCGTGGCATTCGTGTCATCAATACAACTGCTGCAACTAAAGCGACCGCTAAAGTGACCATAATTGCTGCACCATAAAATTTTAAAATTGCTGTTAAACCGCTTGTTGAAACTGGTTCCATGCCTTACTCCAGATTTTTGACAATAAAAAAGCACCCAGTTGGGTGCTATCTAAGAAATTTCTAAATTAAAAATTTACTGCTTCAATTTCTTCATATGTCAAAGCAGTTTCAATTTTCTGTCGTGCAATACGCCCTCTTTCATGAATGTTATTAATGTGCACTGCAAGTGCTGTTTTTAAGTCAATCAATTGATCAGGACTAAGATTAACAACTGAATTGTCTTTTAAAGTCCACTCAACTGATACGCCGAGCAAAGCTGCAGTAGCGATTCTTAATTGAGAATTAGGATCTGAATCATAAAGCTTATTTTCAAACTCAAAACCGCCAAACTCATACTGATCACGTTGCTGTTTAATATGCTCCCATTTAAGCCTTTTCACATCTTCTAAAGATCGATTATCCACCCACTTCTTTGTTTCATAATCAAAAATGTGAAATGGCGAGGGTTGAGTGGGAATATGTACCCACCTCCCTTTTTGGAAAAACATATTTGGATAAGGAGGATCATCTAAAGCTATACATCCCTCAGGTGTGTTTAGCTTGATCATCTCTTCACTACCAAAAATATGTCCAATAACTTCACCATTCTTTGAAACTAATACCGTCACTTTTTAAGCTCCAATGTTGATAAAGATGACATAGTGATTGTTGAAGGAGTATCAGCAAAGCCACCTTGTGCTTCAAATGAACCATAGTCAATATTTGAGTATTTTGTGATATATGCCAGCTGAAGCACTATAGTTTTTGTACCGGTGGAAGCAGGTAAGATATAAACTGGAGTTGCTGTAACCCCAATAAAGCGAATTGTACTATTCCCATCATAAAATGTTGGGTAAATTTCCTGAGTGTATGCAACGGTGCCATTTACTAATACTCTACAGGCTAAAGTCACACATTTTAAGATGTCATAAGAAGATGAATATCGGGTGATCCTCACCTTGCAGTCAAAGACAAAAGAACCATCAATCCTTAGTTTACCTCCTTGAGTTTGCACATTTAGAGTCACTAGGTCTTGTGTATAGGCAACTGAACCAGCCATTGAATTAAGAACAGAAAAATAAAGCTTACGTTCTGTTTGATCAATTACACCAGAAGGGACTGTAACCGCTTCGTCTTGGATTTTTAAAGTGTCTATTGCTCCGTTTTTAATGTGAGCATTATCAACTTTTATATCACCCAAATCAGCGCTAATAGCACTTAAGTTTTCTGCCCAGATTCGATTCGCATTGATGTATCCAAAACTAGCATTATCAACATACAAGCCACGCGGAATAACTGTGCCATTAGGCAAAGTCACAGGAGTATTCTGTAATGTCATTAGAGGTTTTGGCTCTATTCCATCAATACCTACTGGAGTACCAAATTGAATGCAGTCATAGTTGAAAATGAAAGTTGAAGTCGTACCATCATTCATTGATCCATGACCAGAAACATGGCCATTTACATCGAACTTAGTAAACTGCTGAGCATAGATGCCATCTACACTTTCACTGACATTTTGAATAGACGCACTATTCTCACCGACTTTAGTTTGCAACGTTTCCGTTACTTTTATCGCTGAAGAAATAGCACTAGCATTCGCATTGATTTGTTGCTGAAACAAAGCATTGCTGTCATTCATTTGTGCAGAAACTTGATCTGTACGTTTAGATTGAGCCAAATCACCTTCGATACGAGCAGATTGCTCTGACCATACGCCTGCATAACCTCCTTCATTACCAATTAACTCGGATTCCGAGCCGATTAAAGGCGGGTTAAGCTGTGCATATACGCCGTCAATTCTCGTAGTCTGAGCAATAATCTTATTATCAACATCTTTGATATCTGATTTAACTTGATCAAGTGCACCAGTTGAAGCTTTATCGTCAAGCTCAAGATTAATTAAATCAATCGCTTCAGCATTTGCCGATGACTGCTCAACTGCTACCTGTGCAGATTCACGTACAGTTGCAAGAGCACTATCATTACTTGCGATATATGTATCAATCTTTTGAACTGTTACCTTATCGCCCTCAATTCGAGCTTGAACTTCTTGCTGAGCGTACGCACGTAAATCATTAACCTCGACTACTGTAGTATCAATGCGCTTACTAAGTGCCAAGTCCCCTTCGATCATTGCCGATTGAACAGACCATGTACCAGCGAAGCCCTGATCATTACCAATCAAATCTGATTCCGAGCCGATTAACGGAGGGTTAAGCTGTACATATACACCGTCCGTTTTTTCAGCAACTAATGAAAGATCATTTGCAACAACACGAATGCTTTCTTGAGCTGCAGCAATTCCCTCGTCACTTGACTGTTTAACAGTATTTACAACTTCAAGAACATCTTCATCACCTGCGATAATTTGCTGTGTTAAACCATCTTCCGCTTGTTGAATGGCGTTTTGACGATCAATGACTTCTTGTGCAATCCGATCTTTCGTATTTTGAATATCTTGCTTAATTGGTCCAATTTCAGCATCAATAGTCTCAATTTGATCAATCTTAGTTTTTAAATCCTGACTAAGTTGAGTTTCACTGATTTGATCATTCAAGAGCTCAAGAACATCTGTTGCATCTGCAGAAGTTGTCGCATGAGTCCAGTCTGACCAAGGTCCAACATTTCCGATCCGGTCAATCAAACGGCCTCGATAAAATTGAGTTAAATTTGGTTGCAAACCTTGTAGAGTATGGGTCGTCGTTGGGTAAGCAAATAGCCCCAATTGAGCAATGTTACTGTTACCATCAGGTGATACTTGTATTTCGGTATAAGCCGTATCAAGTGCCCCACTTGATGGAAAGCCCCAATTTAGGCGCATACCAAACAAAATGCCTGTTGCTTGTATGAATGCCAATTTTGGAGGTAAACCCTGCTTACCAGAGAGTTCCGTCAATACTGAATAAACTGGTAAAGAAGCAATCTCAAAAGCTGAAATCGCTGTAACACGTGCTTGATACTGCCCCGCATAAATACCTGGTACTTCGACTGAGTTATTGCCGGTTACGGGTAACTTAATCCAACTACCATCATCTTTACGCCACTCAACTTGGTATTTAACGGCTCCTTTTGCCTGAGTCCAAGATACTATCATTGTCGCCACGTTGATGCCCTGATCAACTCGGCTTTCACTAGTAACAACGACATCAGTTACAGGATCCTGAATTGTTGGGTTCACAATCGAAATCGGAACCTCATCAAAAAAAGCGCCCTTATCTATGGCATCAAACTTGGCTGGGTTATATTGAAGTGCAGTCACTGAAAATTGATGATGCTCATCTTGGGTAATAGAAATCACTCGAAACTTCATTGTTGCCAAGTCTTGAGCATCTATTACCCACACGTTTTGTGCTGCAATCGCATCAAACTCATGAGTAACTGTAACCACTCGACCAGAGATCGATTGAATAATTCGAGTTTGAGCTTTTCCATCCTCGCCATTAATAATCAATCGGTCACCAGCAACTGCCACAACGTCGTTACGATCTAGGGTAATGCTTTTACGATCCGCTGATATTTTAGATACACGTCCACCGTTTGCTCGACCAGCAAACAATGGATCTGCAATATCAATAACTCTTCCCGGCTGTGGGATATGTCCATCCAAACCAACTTTAAAACTAACGGTCCGAGTTTCTAATTGCTCAGATTTTAAAGCCCACCAGCCTGCTCTCTGCGCTTGTCCACGCGAAGTGCATCCCCAAGCATCAATTTCCAAAATACGAACTTGGCCGGCCTCAGCAATCGCCTTTTCATCGCGAACAAACTCATATTCTGTTTTGTAGTGATTAGCTGGGTTATCCCACGCAACTTTAACGACATTATGTCTATCTCGAGCACGGGTTCCCGCGTACTCAAAATTGCCATCAATAACATTAGCCCGGGTATACGTGAAGTAAGTATCTTGGGGGATATCCGCATCACAAATAATGCTATTGCCATCCCAAAATGTGATGGCGCGAAATACACCCGCTAACTTAGTTAAAATCTCAAAAGCACTTTCTGCACTCTGGAGATAAACATTACAAGTAAAGCGTGGTTCTTGGCCGCCTAGACCGTCTGGTACCAGCTCATCACAGTATTGGGCTAATCGGTACAATGACCACTTATCAACCATAAGTGGAGTTAAGCGGTCACCCAGCGCATAGCGATCAACTGTACAGATGTCGTAATAGATCCATGCTGGGTTATTGGAATAAGCTTCTTTAAACGTGCCATCCCACATTCCAACATACTGACGTGTAACCGGATTATAATTTGTAGGGACTTTTAGGAGCCTACCCTTTGTATCCATAGCAACTTTTGCTACGTTTCCAAAAGTCTCAGCATCGTATTGAAGGCCCAATAATGCTGTGTTTGGGTAACGTAATTTCGCATCAATGACTTCAGTCACTGCTTCAATATACATCTTGTCACTGACATACTCTGACGTGGAGTTCGGTGTAAGTCTGCGAACACGTATGAGCCAACCTGAGTCAGCTCGAGGCAAATCAATGCGGTGTGCTCGCTCGTAATTTGCAGAGGTTTTATCTGAAATCTTGGTTTTTAGTACTTCAGTCCAGACACCTCCATCTGTCTGTAAATCGATTGCGTATTCGATCGTTACGCCTGATACATCACCATTTGTAGCATTCTGAGTACGCAAAGGACCCCACTTTAAGCGCAAACGAACAGCATCAAGATCAAGATTACTAAAAGCTCGAACCCATGGCGTTTCAGACTTTAACTCCACATCGATGGCAGTTTCACTTTCAACAGCTGGGAAGCCCTCAATGTATTCCTGATCATTGGTTCCATTTCTAAAATCAACTTTTACATTTTCAAAGTTAAGGCTTCCGTCTGCGTTCTGAAGAGGAGTTTCTTCTAAAGAAATTGACTGAAGTCCATTTGCGGGACCTTCAATTTCTCCCTCAGATAGTCCAAGAAGCTCCTTGATAAAAGTTTTCGATTGAGCAGAATCTGGTGAAATGACAGGTTGCCGTTGTTTTTTACTGCCTTTTTTTGCGCCCACTACTGCATTCATAAGAAATCTCACGCAATAAAAAAGGCGCTTAAAGCGCCTGTTAAATAATTAAAATTTACATCTGATCTTCAGGATATTGACCAGCACTGATAATGAAACCACCAATTTCCCGTTGACCATAAAGAATTGGAACAGGATTACCTTGTGCAACTGTGGTAACTGCACCGCCAAAGCCTTTATTCGCTCTGTTTCCATCTTGGTTTTGATCAGCAGTTGTTGCAGCGGGCATTAGCATTGATGCAATACCTCCCATTACCATGCCTGCACCTGCACCGATCAAGGCAACTCCAATATTAGAAGTTACCCCACCATTCCAAAATCCTGCAACGATCAATACAACACCCAATACAGTCTGTAATATTCCATTGCCGCCTGCACCAACTACACGTGGAACAATATGAATAACCTCAGCTTCAGTATTCATATCAAGCTGTTCTTCACCGATGTTATCACCAGTAATGAGCCGCTTAGTTTCATGGTCATAAATTGCTGGACGTTTCTTGCCTCGCTTATTACTTGAGCTCTTTCCTTTTAAAAACACGGCAAAGCGTAGACCTTGCTCATGAGCATGCAGCATAAAGTGCTCAAAGCCAGCAATCTGAACAGACAATGCCCGCATTGCTTCACGAGTATTGGCAACATCGAGCTTAAATTCACGTCCGAACTTTTGCCCCAAGATGCCGTATAACTTAATTGTTTTTAACATCTCTATGCCTCAAGATTTTTACCGTGCGATCTTTCCACTGTTGACCATATATTTCCCGAACAGATTTGCGGTTATATGGATGATGAAGAATTAAACTTGAACCTATACATTGCTCAGTTTGTTCCGACTTAAGCTGTCCATTATCCCCAAGCCAGACTACCGCATGATTAGGATGCTCTGTACGCCCAACACGACAAACCAGCATATCGCCATACTGGGGACTCTCGACTTCGTAAAACCCAGCTTTTTCATAATTCTCAAGGTAAAGTGATGGATGGTCCTTATCTTCCCACCACGCATCATCACGCTGAAAATCCATAAGCTCTACACCTAACTCACGACTATAAAAATCACGTATAAGTGCATAACAATCTTGCCAGCCATGAAAATAATTACGCCCCACTAAAGGGGCGCGATAACCACAAGGTTCATAAACTTGAAAGTCCAGATCCGGATAGGAGCAAATGACCCAAGGTTTTTGATGTAACTCAATCTGAATTAAGTCTAGTTCTGAGGCTCTTGTAGTTCCGTCAGGGTGTGAATGCACAAACGCTAATATCTCGCCCTGGTCTTCTGCTATAGCTAAATCTTCTGGATGGATTTCGAATTGATCAGAGTTTTTAGAAATATTGCGACAATGAATATATTCTTTACTAACTATCACGCCGCAGCATTCTTGTGGATAGCATTCATCCGCATGGGCCATGATTGCTTTTTTAAGTTTTGCTGTAAGTTTCATAAGACCTCACAATAAACTTGAAGCCGGGAAACCACCAAAAGGCAGCGGTTTATTCTCACCAAATCGCAATCGACAAGAACGTAAACGTCCACCGCATCGATCAAGTGCCGGATTATCTGTTGGCTCATCTTTATCCGTAAACATTGCCACACCTGTATAACCGCATTCTTCGCCCCGGTACTTCCCGACCATGCACCAATGACAAAGTGAAGTAATTTGTCGAACTGGGATTTTCAAACCCTCAAAATCGATTGGATTGGACAGCTCGAAAGTCACTTGTTGTGCATTTTCAGATGTCTTTTGCTCGATGTACCAGATTTGCTCTTTTGATTCATTCGATGCCGTTGGGTTACCTGAAGTGAAGTTTTCTGCATCAATGTATTTAGCAAGCGTGGTAATGACTTTAAGTTTTGCACCAGCAAAGTCTTTAAACTGCAAACAGTAAGCAGATACTGCATTCTGGATGCCGTTAATATTGTTCGCCATGCTTAAAGTGGGTGCTGAAGCTTTACCATCACTTCGCATTTCTAGACCATTTACCTCTAGTGCCATGGGCTCAAAAACTTGACCTTGCCAGATAATATTTCTGTTCCATACCTTCTGGTCACCAACATCGAATATCTTTCCAATGCTGCCGGTATCTGCACCGATCAATCCTTCAGATCCGATGGATGAGTAAATTTTTTCCCAATCTTGAAAAGCTATATGCCCGTGAAAACGCAAGATGCCAGCACCTAAGCCGCTGGCATCTAGTTCATACAAATGGATTAATCCATCGACATACAGCTTCTGGAAATCACTATTCAGGGTCATAAGTCACCTCGTCATAGATTGGATTTCCATCTTTGTCTAAGACTGGCACATCATCAAAAACAGGATTTCCTTCGCTATCAAATGCTTGCACCCATTCAAGTACAGGTTCACCATTTTCATTAATGACAGGTTGATTCGTTAAGATTGGGGTACCGTTTTGATCTGTTTGAATGTGAGTTACTGGTTTTTGGTAATTTTTACCGCCAACAACAACTGGATTACCAGCATCATCAAATAGATCTTCATATTTAGTGATGTAAGTCAATTGCGGTGCATATTTTACTTGCTGGACCATACGCGGTTGTTTTTCAGTACGTGGAATTTTTCTGACGATTGTCTTTTTAATACTGTTTAAACGAATGTCGATCCATCGCGGCTCACCGTTTGCATTGTTTGGAATATCGATTGGTGCATCAAGATTAGCAACAATGTCACCCTCTTCATTTAGCTTTTTCTTGAACGTTTTAATTTCAAGATCACCATTCTCTAAAGTTTGATATTCAACAGCGCAAATCTTGTTGCCATGAGTATCAGTCGGGATTTCAATCCACCATCCATCTTTAGCAAAACCGGATGATCCTTTAACAAGGTAATGACCAATGCCTAATTTCTCAAAAGAGAGGGGTTGTTCAGCAGCTTCATCGTTAGGTTCAATTTTATCGGCATATAATTTAACAATTGGAGATGCTGACTTGATGAAACCATTTGCATCCACAGTTGTATTTTTTGATGACAAGATTTTACGCCATGGCTGAAAAGTACCTACACCCCAGTTTACAGATCTAATATAAAAATCAGAGTTATGCGTTATGCTTAATTGTGCACAAGCATCAGTTGAATCGTTAATATCTAAATTAATAATTGCTTGCGAACCGCCATCGGGATAATCTCCAGCACTTGAAATATTATTTCCATTATTTTGCCAGTACAAAGCATTACCAACTCCCCTCAATGTTGATAATTTTTGAGTTCCAAGTAGAATTGATTTTCCCAACCCAAACGCCCCAACCTCCATTACATTACCATTGGCTGTACCTACATATCGACTAGCTGCATGGGTGTTATTCGTAAAGTTTTCATTCATTTTTGCGCCAGTAGAGCGGAATGTGTCACCGCCTGCGCCAGTAGGCGCTGTGCCTAAATTCACTGTTTGAATCGTCATTTTCTTACTCGCATAAAAAAGCCCCTTTTTAGGGGCTTCAAAGGGGTTTAATTTAAGGGTAAAAGACTTGGGTGAACGTCGTTGAGATTTGCCATACATCACCACCCAAACAACGGGGCTGATACTCACCTGTTTTTACTCGAACCTCACCATCTAAAGGTGAATCCCAAAGGAAGGAATCCGCACCCTTATGATCATCAAAGAAAGCTTTAATCTGCATAATTTCAGCTTTATAAGCTGTTCTTTGATAAGTCCATTCACCAGATCGGTTATTGATACCTACAGCAATGTTTTGTTCGTAACCGTCACCAAACTTAGATGACAAAGTATTAAAACGTTGAGTATTACTATTGCCATCTAAGTCACATTTAAATGTGAATTTAAGGTCGCTCATTTAGAAAGTAAGCCTCCTTGTCTTTGCTCTTGACTTAAGTACTCATTGACATGCCGAGCGATTGCCTCTCCTAACCCTATATGCTTATAAGCCACCGATTTAAGAGCGTCATATTGCTTTTCGCTCAAAACAAAAATCACACCATCAATATCTACAATCCAATCATTGAATTGGATAGGAAAAGTTTCACCATCTCTTTCATAAGTCTTATTTGCCTCTCTTCCATGCTGACCAACATATGTTACTGTGCCGCCCAGTAAACGTGTTACTTCATCACAATTACCTGAGTAGTGACCTACTTTTATAAATTGTACTGATTTCATTTTTCATATCTCCTATAAACAAATAACCCTGCTGAAGCAGGGTTATTTGTTTTAAACATTACTTAAACTTGAAATTTGTAAAATACTTCATAAAGAATTTTAGTTAATGCCTCAACATGGGGTTCCTGCTTGTCATAATAGACAAACTCATTTTCTCCCACTTTAAAGCGTATACCCATATCTGTAGTTCCTGAAACAGAATGATGTCCATGCCTATTTACATCTAGAATAGAGCCAAATAGTATTAGATAATCAAACAATGTCGTTGCCTTACCACTCTCAAGTAACGCATACGCCATCAGCTCTGCATTATCCCATGCCACTGGGTTAACATCAGTTCCCATATTTCCTCCTTATTGGTTAATGGGAACTAACTTTTAACTCAATTTAAAAAGAAAAATCAAATAATTAATCATTTTCCATTTATGGCACTACTTTGACAACAAACCGCCTTGTCGTTGCTCTTGCCGGATAATCGCTCTAACAGCATTGCCGATCAATTGCCCAAGCTGCTTCTGATCCTGAGTATTAGCACCATTGGTATTTACACCTGAATCAGTTACATAGACTTGGATTGTGACAGGCTGTCCAGAAGATGAAACTGTTCTCTCCAAACTCCCACCTGAGTTAATGGCGTTCAATGTATCAACACCAACGCGTTTTGTAGCTGCGGCATTCAATACATATTCCTGACCATGAACCACACCAGCTACATCGCCTCGCCCCATGTTGCCTGTGTAGCCGCCTGAAGAGAAGCCTTGTGGTGTTGCAGCTTGGATTAATGTAACAAAACTACTTGATTTAGCAGTTGCTATTGCAGCCTCAGCCAATTTGTTCCAAACAGTCCCTTGGGCATTTGTAAATGCATCAGATGCAGCTTTCCAAACATTCATGCCAGCTTGAGCTAAAGCAAAGGCCTTTTGAGTTGCAAACAAAGTTTTATAAGCCGTTGATGATTCTCCTAGAATTGCACCAAACATTCCTGTAAATGCCCCAGTTACCGCTTGAGCTTGTGATAACTGTAGATTCAACGAGTCTTTCTGATAAGTAGATTCAATCAATTTCAAACGCTCAAAGTGTTCTTTCATGATTTGTTCACGTTGTGCATTTAGAGCCACCATATTTGCATTTGGATCTTGTTCCTGAGTTTCAATATCAGCAAGCTGGCTATCAAATACTTTTTGAGAAGCATCATAACGGCTAAAGCGCTCCTGTTCTAAAGCGAATTGTCCACTATTACCAGTGATACTCGCCTGAATACCACCCCAGTTTTGAACAGCACTATTAACTTTATCGTGTATCTCCTTGTCTTGATTTGCCTTAGAAAAGGCTAACGATTTTTGACGTTCCTCATCACTAAGTTTGGAGTTTAAAAGAATCGCTTCACGCTCCAATCTATAGCGTTCCTGCATGGCTTGGGTTTCTGTCAGTAGAGCTTGTTTAGCCTGAAAAAGACGTTGCTCTTGAGCGAGTTGAATCATCCCAACTTCTTGATCGTACTCCTGCTTAAGTGCATCAAGACGAATCTGCTTTAAATCATCCGTTAACTCAGTTCCTTCCTTGATTTGCATCTGCTTAGTTTCATATGAGTATTTGAGTTTCTGCTCTTCACTCCAGTGAAATTGATTGATCTCATATGTTAATTCACGCAAATACAATTCTTTGTTTAATTCAGCACGAGCCGTAGCCTTTGCAATATAGTCTTTCTCTTCATTTCCAAAGTTTGCCTTTCGGATTTCAGTCAATTCACGCTGTAAATCATTTTCAATTTGAGTCAATTTAGGAGCGTAACTATCTGCAAATTGATCACGTAATCTAGCTTGTTCTTCAAACAATCTTTTAGCTTCATTCGCCTCTTTTGTGGCTTCTCGATTTGCTTTACGTGCAGCTGCTGCACTATTACGTCTAGTTTGTGCAACTGCCTCCTCACTTGCTTGGAGTTTTCGGTTGGCGGCAAGATTCTGATCAATAATTTTTGCATCTTGCGCAGATATCTTATTGCCATTCTGAACATATGCCTCAGCAAAAGCTTTAGCTCTTTCTACATCAAAACCATAATTCCCAATAAGTTTATTAGTTAACTCAGTCTTAAATGTGCTTTGCTGTAGCTTCTGCAAGTAGCCACTAAGTGCATTAGTTGCATTATTTGCAGCACCCGCAACATTATCAAAACTATTTGCATGAATATTATTCTGGTTAGCGGCATTTTGAGCAGCATTGCCTTGAAGTTTTGCCTCAACACCCACTGCTTTTAGGCCATCTACTAACTTCACACCAGCAAAGTAGGCCTGATCATATCCTTCAACTTGCTTTTTTAGGGCATTGTAAAGGTCTGGTGGAATATTCATCCCATTCAGTCTTTTTAAGGCTTCTGTATAGCTAATTGTTCCTAGGCGCGCTTCATTGGATATCTTAGTTATTTCTACATTCCCTAGCGCATAATTCTGTATGTCGATTAAGGCTGATGCTGCTGCTTGCTCAGCATCATGCAGCACTTTATTCTGAGCTTCCAAGGCTGTAGTCATATCATTAATGGCTGACTGTTTTTCAACACCATGCAACTTACGCAACTCCTCCGCAGCTTGGTTAGCCACTTCTGCTTGCTCTTTAAGTTTTTGATTTGCTTTTTCGGCTCGATCTTGCATGTACATGTAGCCAGCAGCTAATGCGGTGACGCCGATTGTAAGCACCCCTGCCCAGCCACCTACCAACCCAAAAACTTTGGAACCTACGCTTGTTGCTGTGTTTAAACCATTTTGTGCAGCAGTTTGTGCTATTAATGCTTGAGTGACAGCATCGGCTGCAAGTTTATAGCGAGCGTTGGCCGCAGTTGCACCAAATTTAGCCTGTGTCTCGGCATTTGTAGCCTGAACATTCGCAAGATGAGCTTTAGCTTCATTCAATTTTAAAGTTGTGAGGACAATCGCATCCTGCTTTTGTGCTTGGTCAGCAGCCTTTTGAGCAGCAGAAGCAACAAGATCAGCTTGAACTGCAACTGTTTTAGAAATTATTGCTTTAGTAATTGCACCAATACCCAAAACGACAGCACCATCTGCCAATAATTCAAAGTTGTTGGCAAGCACTTCGATTGAACCTGAAAGTACCTGAGCCGCTCCAGAGCTTCTCCCTGCCTCCCCGATAAACTGCGTTAAACTATTACTTAATAACCCTAATGACTGCCCAATAGTTGCATCTGTTTTACCGAATTGCTTATCGGCCTCTTCAGACATGCTAAGTAATGCTTTGGTTACTTTCTCAGAGGTTAATTCGCCATTTTCCGCCATAGATTTAAGTTGTCCGATAGGCACATTCATACCCTTAGCCAACAACTGCATTAATCCATAGCCATTTTCCATGACAGAGTTAAACTCATCCCCACGCAATGCTCCACTTCCAAGGGCTTGCCCTAACTGCATAATAGCTGCATCCGCTTGAGCTGCTGTCGCCCCTGATAATGCAATACCTTTAGAGATTGTTTCTGTTAGGCGCCCAATATCTTCTTGCGCCAAACCAACATCTTTAGCATTCATTGCAAGCTTCTGATAAACCGTTGCAGTAGATTCCCAAGATGAGCGTGAACGTTGAGCAATTTCAAAAGTATTATCCATTGCTGTATTGAGTTGATTCTGCCCTTCAGTTACCAACTTCAATTGGTTTTGGAGTCCTGTATAAGTGTCCATCTTAGAAATGGCAGCACTTACAGTAACTAAACCAGCCATGTAGCCAGCAAGTTGACGCGTAGCGACAGACAAACCATCCATAGACTTCGTGGCAAAGTCTCCCTTGCGCTCAATGCTATCTAATTCATTGCCTAGATTACGCGCATTACGCTCTGCATTTTTAGCATCAATTACAATAACGAGACGTGATTCTTGTGCCATCTTACTTTCCTCTAGGCAATAAAAAACCCACTCATTGAGTGGGTTGTTAACTAAATTTAACTATCTTTCAGTTTCATCAGCCACAGCTGCAATATCGGCCGCGGCAGCAGCGGCTGCCACCTCTGCACTAGGCATAGATTCATCCCAACTTTCACGCAACTTTTCAGCTTCTCTTTCGTGCTTTTGATTTCTATAGATTGTTTCAATTTCTTTATAGCGATTGGTATCAATTTCATTGAATGGACTATCTTTTGCACCAACAACTCTTTTAATGGCTTTATTTAAATAAAAGTTTGAACCTTGAAACTCAGCAAGAGGAATATGTGCAGCCAAACCAATATCTTCACCATCACTTTTCAAATTGTATAGATAAGTATTCAATGGCTCAGGGCTTACCTCATCTTTATTCAATCGATAAATAAAGCTACATTGATAATATCCTCTTATTGACGCTCCATATGAGTTATGGGCCTCATAATCAATATCAACTGTTAATTCTCGAAACCTAGCTTTCTCATCCTTAATATTGTCCTTAACTATCCCATCCTTAGTAATGAGATCACCAAATACATTAGTAATATCCTCAGCTGGCGGAATAACTGTAGAGATATTTGCCTCTCCAATCTTTAGGCTGGATGGGCTTTTTAATGAGTTGGTTAGATAATCAACACACTTATCATAAGTTGAATTGAATACTTTTTTATCAACCCCAGTATTAGCTTCTTTGCAGCCACCTAATAAAACCACTAAACCAAGTAAAAATAATTTATTCATATTTTACCTTTAAAAAATTTTGAAACTTTAGCTAATAATCCTTTTTGTGAACTGCACTTTCTGTGTAGTTCAACTTCAAGTTCTGACTGTGTTAACTCTCTATATTCTTCCAGATTAACAAAATCTATTAGTTGAAATTCATTGTTTTTTGTATAAGTTAAATCTGAACTCGCCTAAATAAATGGCTTGTATTTCTTCATCTAATGTTTGAAACCAATCAGCAAATGTAATATTTGAATTGATTGTGCCAATTTCATGTTTATTATTGATAATAATCTTATAGGGTCGATTTCCTATTGTTGTTCCATCGCCTGTAACAGGGATAACCAAGCATCTACAGTCTATATGTAGAGGGTGATCACTGGCTTTATCAACATGTGTAATCCTGCCATCCAAAGCAGCACATATTAAACAGCAGTTCAAATCCAATGTTGCAATATGCTTAACTGAATTAATCCCTAAATTTTTATAACTGTGTTTATCCCCAGCTTTAATTTCCATAAAAATACCCTCATATTTGAGGGTATTTATAGCATAGGTTTTGTTATATGGTTAAGCGGCAAAGTAGTCAGTCAGATTAATCCCATAAACTGCTTTCCATGCATCTCTATGGTAAATCTTCACAGATCCATAATTAGCATCAGCAATGTCTTTAATTTTTTTGCCATTGGCTAAGCACCATTTCTTAAGTTCACGCCAGTTGTATTTACCACCTGCGACCTTTTCAACCGCCTTAACCGAAGCATAGTTCTTAGATTCACCGATTTGCTCTTTCAACTTCTCAGCTTGACGGCTCTTAACAGAAGCAGTTGCCATTGCAGTAGCTGTTTTCTTGTCGCTAATCTCAGCTTTTGTGGCAATTGCATGGTCGCGCTCTTTGAATGCAACTTGTTTTGCTTCATATTGATCAGCCCAAGCTCGAGCAGCTTCGGCAGGGTCAAAGAAGTTAGGCAAAGTAATTAAATCACCAGCAACTTGCTTTTCTAACTCAGCCCAACGGTCTACTAAGCGAGCTGTAAATTCTGGACATAGCTGTGCAACCACGATAATGCTATCTCGTTTGCCTTGTTCGCCAGTAAATTCGTACACATTAGTAAATCTATTTGGACTAAGTGACTGTTTATTTTCAACTTTCACCATTGGAGAAAGTTGAATAATTCCACGTTTTGCTAAACGCTCAATGCAAAGTACAACTGCACGGTGCTCAGATTGAACAAGTTCAGAAATTTCGAGGCTTGTCATAGTCTGAACATTGGTATTAACAAGTGCATTCATGACATTAGCCCTCCATTGCCTTTAGAGATTTTGTTCTTATTACTTGCATCAAGAAGTGAGTCAGCGAACCCTTGCATATGGCTTATAGCTATAACTTGTTCGCTAAGCGATTGTATTAACCAGCCAACATCATTGAATGTTCCTAACGGTATTTCTTCATTTGCGTTGGCAAGCAATACACCAATAGCACTTAATCCCTTTAAAACTGGAAGGTTTGCATTTTCCGCAGCACGTCCTACAGATTTTAGAAAATTTTCTTCATCTGCTGAAACAGAACCGTTTTGATCTGTTACCTTCTCAAGAATCTCAATAGGAATGGTTGGCAGTAGATCGGTAATATCTAGAACCTTGTCTTTATCAAACTCGAATGGTATATTTAACATAGTTCATATCTCACTGTTATGACTTCAATAAAGCCCTGTCCGCCAAGATCATGGGCTTTTTTGTTGTCTATTAGATTCATGCTTTCGCACCCTGTTGTTGCTTAGCTATAAATTCTTTTATAGCTTGGTTTATTAAATAATTTAGCGATCTATCCTCCTCTTTGCCTTTTTGCTTCAACGCATCTAAATATGCATCATCCAAAAAACGTAATTTATATTGGTGTCCTTTTTGCACTCTCATAAAAACCTCTAACACATCATTTAGGTACGTTTGAATTATGTACCTCTTTTATGCCATTGTCAACATCATAGAGGTACTCTATTATTCGAGTATTCTAAATTTGCGGTATATGGTTTATTTTTATGAGCGAAAATCAAAAAGATCCTCAATACAAGCTGCGCTGGTCTGAAGAGCTTCGCGGGAAGATCACAGATGCAGCGAAGGAAAATAACCGCTCAATTAATGCTGAAATTACCCAGCGCCTTGAAGATTCTTTTACAAACAAAAGTGTTGACCCTGATTTTTTCCAAAAGAATATGAATTTCTTCCTTGCAGCTTACTGTGCTGGTTTGGAGAGCAACTATGATGAAGCAATTGCTCAGTTAGAAGAGGCTCTTTCAAAGTCTTCCACAATGGATGAGCAAACAAAACAGTACCTCGAGCACAGGCTACAAGTTAATAAAATTCTTAAAAAAGAAATGAACAGATTGGTTCGGATGAACTCCGAAAGAATTAAGGATCCTCAAATAGTAGATTCTGATAAGCTATTGTAAATAAAGCACCTCACGGTGCTTTTTGGCGCAATAAAAAACCTGCTATGTGCAGGTTTCTTTTCTATTCGGGTTTAAGGCAGGTTCTGCAATTTTTAGAGTTAATATCTAAATCTTTAGCTTTATACCATTCTTTGCACTTGATGCATTCTTGATGTTCTCCTTGATCCCAACGTAGGAACAGGACCTCTAGTTCAGTGTAATTGCTAGGAGTTTGCTCACGAATATAAAGAATAAT